CATGACAGGATCTAAACCTCCCTTATTCGTAAACTTTTTCGGATAACTTATCTCTTGCTCATAAAGAACTGAGCGTAGCAATTCCTGAACATCCTCATCTAAACGACTCTTAGCCAAAGAGGCTTCGAAAGCCTCTTTAGTATGAGAGATCTTTAAAGAATCTGTCGCTGCAGAGTAGTCCCCCGAGACCCATTGGTCGAAAGGTTTTACTGGAAGCAACGATAGAGGTACATCTTTCATTCTTTTGGAAGGTGTTTTCTTAAAAAGATCTTCTTCTCTTTCGAGAAGAGAATAGAAGTCGGATGTTTGGATCGGCCGACCGGTCGCGACAAATTGTGGGAATCTCTGTAAATATCGCCATAGTGCCTTTTGGTAAAAACGAGAGGCATAGTAAGAGAATTCATTTCCTTTGGTAATTAAACGAACTTTTAAAGGTTCGCAAACCGCGGAAACTTTTACCTTCTTGTGCATGTATTCATTGTTAAGGTCAGGATCGAGAGACATCAGACGGATATCGGACATTAAGGAGCTAAAATTACTCCAAGTTGTCTGACCGTGTGTTGATTCTACAAATCCTGGTCTTGACTCGTACATTTCAAGAAGATCATTCTCTTCAGTGTCGATATCACCGGTATAGTTGTGGACTTTTCGAAGGAAAGCTCTAGCTCCGCCTTCTCCTCTTTTGGAGGAGAAGCCCGCGGAAGTGGTAGCTTCTAATAAGGACGGTGTCACGGGCTTAAATTTTTTGAAGAAACGTCGATAGTAGGGGATATAATCCGCAAAATCGACTTTTTCAGCCCAAGTCACAGGAGCGACTCTTGGATCAGTTTCAGGTAATGATAGAATAGTACGATGTTTAATCATCGCATCTCTAATAAAATCATCTGGAACGATTTCAGCGCCTCTCTTAACTCCTTGTAGAAGACCTAGGAAAAATCCTAGATTCTTTCGATTAAAAGCCACAATACGCGTTTTGAAGAATCTCTTCAAACGCCCGGTAAACAGAGAAATATGCATTGCCTCCGGGAAGGAGGCGGGACGAACTGGCAATGGGTTCTTTAAAAACCTTGCTAGTGGATAGGCAGTGAAGAACTTCGCATTTTTTATGAAGTCTTCAAGATTCCAAG